GAGTCCTGCATGACACGCTTGCAGTAATCGTCATCCGACTCTTCTGGCAGTTTTGGCAGTGTCAGTGCAGCCATCAGCACCTGATTCATCAGCCAAGCCGTCAGGGCGGGCTTTGCAGCCACGTTCAGGATGGTGGTGACCGATGGCACCAGATTCTCGGTTCGAGCGTCCCTGAGCGTTGTATTGCGCTCCTTGCCGTTCTTGCCGATGACGGTGTACCGGGGCACCCCATCACGGGTGTACCAGTGCTGGGACTCAGATGCTCGGGGTTCTGTTGCTTGCATTTTCTGCCTTTCGTTTGCGGTACTGTATGCGTGCGGCGCGGTTCATCTCAACGCGCCTCTTGATTTCTGCCTCGACCTCTGCCGGGGTCAGCATGTTGCTTGGTCGCGTGCCTTCCAGCATCTCAACACGCCGCTCCAAATCTTTGAGCTTGGCAAAGAGCTTGTCTTGGTTGTTCTCCACAAGCCACCGCTCTTCTTCCATTTGCTTTAACTCTTTTGCGATGTACTCTTGCAATTCTTTTCGCGTCAAAACTCCAAACATGATGTTTCCTTAAAAATAGGTGGGGTACTCGCTGCGTCTGTGGTAGCAAACTTTCGTTCTTTCGTCCACAGCATCCGCTTTCCCCCGTAAATCAATCTGCCTTACGCATCACACGCTGGCCTCGACCAGCGGCACCCTGCCTGCGCTCCCCCGTGTCTACGATGAAGCCCTTTTGAATGAGCTTTGCGTAACGCGGTGATACGGTCTGGACACCATGCTCTGGAATGAGCCTGACGATGTCATCCGATATGCACCCGTTAGGGAACGAGCAGATGACCTCGTACACGCGCTGCTCTAGTGCAGTGGCGTCAATCGTGTTCGCAGCCGCACGGCTGGTGTCAGGGTCGGTTCTACGAACCATTGCCCGTGGCTCAGTCTTGCGCACATACTTCCGCTTCTTGGGCTGCGGCGTGCGTGTGAACAAGTCCAGTGTGTGAGTGTCTCTTTTGTCGCGCATGGCACACCTCAGAACGGAATATCGTCATCCATGTCTTCAAACCCGCTCTGAGCCGCTGGGGCAGTTCGTTGCGGAGGAGATTGCGGAATCTGCATCCGAGCCTTGTACTCAGGAGACGCCTGAATCTTGGTCTTGATGTTGTTGCTGAAGGTCTCAAACACCTTCATGTCTGGGTCTTCCAGTGACCACAGCAACAGAGGGTTGTGCCCTTGTGGCAAGCCAGCCTTTTTGATGCTGGAGGGCACCGAGTTGACCGTCACGATGTTGGTGTACTCCTTGCCGTTGTTGCCCATTGCCTGCACCACGGAAATCATGGCCCATGCACCCAACACGTTCTTGAGTTCGAACCCACGCAGTTCGTCTGGACGGAAGTCACGCCCACGCCACGATTGCAGGTCAGCACGCAGTGTGGCCTTTTCAGCCAACGAGAGCGTGTAGTTCTTGCTGATGCTCATGGGCTTGCCGTCATCCATTTGTATGGGTGCGCCACTGTCATCCTCGCCATGCACTTCAAACTGCATGATAATTTTGCGCTGCATCTTTGACTGCCCTTGGAACTCCGTCTTCTGCGTTCCGAGGTCGATGATTCGGTAGCACCGTGCAAGGTGCATCCCGGATGGCACTGGTTTGAAGTCGCCGCCGCCGCTGTCTGTCGCTATCATGTTTCACTCCTGTTCAAGTTGGTAAATGGGCTTCGTGGCAATCCAAGCTCTGCCCGGATAAGGCTCCAGTCATCCCACGTTGCTTTGCCTACCTCGGCCCGGTCAATGGCCTCCTCAAGCATCTGTTCTCTCTCTGAAACAAGCTCCTCGTATTCACTCACAACACGCTCCAGAAAGTTAAACAGGACTGCACTATAGCATGTTTAACTTGGGGTTGGACATTTTCAGAAAAATATTTTTTATATGGTATGATGGGGTGTTAAAAAAAGGATTCCACCAATGACACTCGTCGAGTATTTCCAACCCCTCCCCCGTGGAGCCAAGTCTGCAATGGCAAAGGAGCTAGGCGTGACCAAGACATGGATTGCCTTGCTGATAGCTGGCACCCGCAGGCCCAGCGCAGCCCTTGCTGTGCAAATCGAACAGTACACCCGCAAGGCAGTTAAAAAGAAAGAGTTGCGTCCTGATTTATTTTGATGTTACACTAACGATGACATGGCTAGGTTAGCTCCCGAAAAGACGTTTCGTTACCGTCCTGCCTTGTCTCCTCCCAGTAACGGCCAACAACGTAAGGTGAAAAATGAGCTTCCAAGCAATGACATGGGCAATAGAGCAGCCCTGCACCAGCGCAGGACAGAAACTGGTGCTGCTGATGCTGGCAAACCACTCCAACGGCCACACAGGCCAGTGCAACCCCTCGCACAAGCTCCTAGCCAAAGAATGCGCGATGGGCGTCTCAACCTTGAAGGGCCATCTCCTCGACCTACAAGGTGCTGGCTACTTGACCATCATCCACAAGACAATGGAGGGCGTGTCCCTACCCAACCAGTACCACCTCAACGGGGTGGGTCAGAATCTGACGGAGGGTAGGTCAGAAGTTGACCGGGGGGTGGGCCAGAAGCTGGCTACAAAACAGGAAGTACAACCTGTAAATGAACCAAAGAATACAACGCCTGACGGCGTCTCATACGAGGTGTGGCGTGATTTTGTCAAGCTGCGCATTGCAAAGAAAAGCCCTATGTCCCAGACTGCCTTGAGCGGTATTGAGCGTGAGGCAAAGAAGGCTGGCATCAGCCTACAGGAAGCCCTTGAGACATGCTGCCAACGTGGCTGGACAGGCTTCAAAGCCGAATGGATGAACAATGACCAGACCAAGTACCAGCCAGCGCAATTGAGCGCAGCACGGGCCATCTTCGGAGACGAGCGAGGTGCATATGCAGCGCTTACCTGAAGGCTGGATTCAGAGGGTCTTTGCCACGATGCAGGGCCATTACGGGACTCGCTTCCTGAACATGTGGAAGACGGGTCAGACGCTGGCCGACGGTACGGACGCTGGCGTGGTCAACGCCATGAATCATTGGAGCGAAAAGATGGCTGGCACCAGCGCGGAGACCATCAAGCGTGCGTTGGAGCAGTTGCCCGAGGAGCCACCGACCCTGCCGCAGTTCTTGTCCCTGTTGCGCCGCTCCTATGTCGAGCCATCTCCCCTGCGGCTGGAGAACAAACTCACCGCCGAGCAGATGGCGAAGAACAAGCGGCGCATTGCTGAGTTGATTGCGAAGGTGCGTGCGTGAGAAAGCCCCGCGCTAAGAAGTCAACCTCCATCTGGGTGGAGAAAGACCATGTGCGGATACAGCAAGACCCGGCTGTCATCCAGCACATGAAGGAGTGCGAAGCCCGCGAATGGATAGCAAGATTTAACAAAAAGGTGAGCGAGATTGGTCTCCTCCAAACGCAGGCTTGGTGGTACGACTTGAAGGAAAGAATGGAGAAGTCAAGGGGCAAGCCAGCCGTTGACGAGTTGGTAAAACAAATGAAGCAGGAGCAATTCAATGCAAGAAAATCCGTTCAGGAAAAACGTGTTCAGTCAGGGGCAGACCCTGTTCACCCAGCAGGAGTTCAACGAAGCGCTTGAGGATGTGAAGAAGGAAATCATGGCCTACGCCATGCAGGCCACCATGATGGCAATCATGCTCGAACGCGAAGCCTGCGCAAAAATGGCCGACGAGTGCGTGAACATCGAAGAGCTTGGTGACGCCATCCGCAACCGCATACCGGAGCAGCGCCAGTGATGCCATTACATGTAACGCTGCCGTGGCCTCCATCGGTCAACAGCTACTGGCGCACCGTCAACGGGCGGATGCTCATCTCTGCCGAGGGACGCTCCTACCGCAAGGCTGTGGCCGACCAGATGCTCATCCAACGCGCCCAGAAGCACTTTGACGGGCCTTTGAACCTTACGGTGGAGGCTTACCGCCCGGACAACCGCAGGCGCGACTTGGACAACCTTCTGAAGGCCACGCTGGACTCTCTGGCCCATGCCGGGGTGTACGAGGATGACTCGCAGATACACGACCTGCGCATCTACTGGGCACCCGACATTGGTGGCATGTTGAAAATAACTATCGAGGAGATGGAATGAGAGAAGTTGACCCACATGAGGCGGTGGACTACATCCTCGTACACGGCAAGCGCTTTGCCAAAGCACGAGCAGAGCGCACCTACATAGAAGAGTACCGCAAGAGCCTGAAGGCCATCCTGATGAAACGCAGTGGCGAGAAGGTGATTGCGGCGCAAGAGCGGGACGCCTACGCGCACCCCGAGTACACGCAGCTACTGGACGGGTTAAGGGAAGCTGTGGAAGTTGAAGAGAAGCTCCGCTGGGACTTGATTGGCGCACAAGCCCGAGTGGAAATATGGCGAACACAATGCGCGAATGACCGCGCAGAAGGAAAGGCAACACTATGAAAAAGCTGTTTGTTTTGGCACCACTGGTGCTGGTGGGTTGTGCATCGCAGCCAATGGGGCAGAGCTTGGTTGTGGAGCGAGACGTTCATCCACTGACCCGTGGTGAGCAGATTGAGGCCATGCACGAGTGCCGTGGCGCTGACTTTCGACCACGCATCATCTACGCCCGCAAGCTGGTCAATGGCCGCTACACCGAGGTTGTCATCGACGTAATCTGCGCGAACAAGTACCTATGATTCAAGTCATCTACATCCCCGTGCTGTTTGTGTGTATGAACAGCCACTGCGAGTTCATGCAGGCCATGAAGTATTTCACCCGCGAGGCTGAGTGCCGTGCCAGCGTGGATGAGCAGAAAGACAACCTGCGCAAGATGGCGCTCAAGGGCAACCAAATGGTCACTCAGCTTGAGGGCACTTGCATCACACTAAAGAATGGAATGCTATGACCGGATTTAATTCAAAACGCCAAATGGTTTCGGAATCTGTGCATTGGTCTGATTGTGCGGTGCATAACGGGCCAGCTTATCCTGCGGGTGAGTGTGATTGCGGCGCAGCGCAGCCGTGGAACGAAGATGAATGGCGCAAAAACAATTGGCGGTGTGGTCATGGATGGTTGCGTGGAGAGCAATGCGAAATATGCAATGCACCACAGCCAGCGCAGGAGCCTGTGCATAGCGTGCAATCAAACGGGAGGCATAGCCCGTTGCTGACGCACATGATGAACAAACGTACTCCCCCACCACAGCGCCCGTGGGTAGGGCTGACGGATGAAGACTGCAAAGGCATGAATGCAAGCGACAAAGTGGTAGCAATGTGGGCTAACAGAATCCTCAAGGAGAAGAACACATGACTAAAGCAGAAGCACTGCGCATCCTCAAGTTGTTGAGCGCAATGGAATCGTGGGCATTTAGCCAACCCGACAGAAGGCTCCCCGACTATTTATTGGAAGATGTTGGCAGCGCAATGGAGTTGCTTGAAAGCATCGTTTTGGAGAAGAAAGCATGACTGAAACTCAGTATTGGGTATTGCTTGTAATTTTGGGCATTTGGGTATGGAGCAAGATATGAACGTAATGCAATACTTGAATAACCTACGGCCAGCTATACCAATGTCCGCCGAGCGGCCTTGCACCCCTATGAGCAATGGGGAGTTGCGCAGGCACATGGCCCAAGGTGCTGTACTTATCAACGGTGAGACGGTGACACCAGACGAGCCGATGGACTTCCCCGTCTTCTCGTTGGTGTTCTTTCCGAAGTCAACGAACCGCAGAACCACGATTGTTTAAGGCAATGAATGAGTACCGCAAACCTAAATCACCCACAATCCGTGCGCTGCTGCTGGAACACTCTGATGGCTTGAGCGTGTCCGACATCTGCCTGAGAACGGGCGTTGACATGCGGGTTACCCGAACGTGCCTCAAGAAGATGGCGGACGCCTATATTGACAGGTGGATACTGGGCGCTCACCAACGCCCGCCAGAGGCCATCTGGTGCGTTGTGAGCGTCCCGGAAAACTGCCCCCGCCCAACGAGGAAGAAATGACCACTAAGGACGAACAACGCCATATGTCGCTGGTAGCGGAGCTTGGCTGCGCCGTATGCCGCAGGATGGGCTACGAGGGCACCCCGGCAGAACTCCACCACCCAAGGGCCGGGACGGGGGCTGGGAGACGCGCCAGCCACATGGATGTGATACCCCTGTGCCCTGAGCATCACCGGGGCAAGACGGGCGTCCACGGGCTGGGCACGAAGGGATTCCCTAAGCATTACGGCTACGGAGAGGCGGAGCTTCTGGAGGACACCAGAGCAGAATTAAAAAAACTAATCGGTTTGAGGATTCGATAGAAAAAATTGTGAAATATTTTTGAGAGAGATGGTTTTTAGTGTAATTTGCAGTTACACTACAGGCACTGACCAAGCAATAGTGCAAGGCAGGCAACTAAGGAAAACACCATGCAAGTCTCTCAAACCGAAATCTCCGCAGTCGTTGCATCCCTGACCAGCGACATTGACGCACTGTACGTTCTTGACCAGCAAGCCAAAGCACTGGCCTTGCAAGTCAAGGAAATGAAGGACGCCATTGCCAACAAGTACGGTGAGTCTGCCAAGGACGCCAAAGGCGTTGCAATCCCTTTCCAAGGCGAAATGCACAGCGTCACCGTTCAATTGATTCCCGTGGCTGGCACCGTTGATTACGCCAAGCTGTGCGCAGCTTACGGCATCACCGAAGAGATTCTCAAGACCTACCGTAAAGCTGGTCGCGCAGACATTCGCGTCACTCCCAATAAATAATCAACCAACGGGGCTTCGGCCCCAGAAAGAACCATCATGATTACAGCAATCGAAACCCAGCAAATCTACAAGCGTCATGACATCAACCTGACTCAGGTGGAAGCCGCTGAAATAGCCGCTGACGCAAATCAAAGCGAAGGGTCAGGCCATAACGGCCTTACCGCCCAGCAATGGGTGGCGCGTTGGATTAAAGAAGAGATGAACGAAAACATGGACACCTCATCTTTTTCCGAACGCCTCGAATACGATTTCTCGCAGAACTAACCAACCACGGGGGCTTTGTCCCCCAGAAAGAACTCATCATGAAAACCACTATCACCGCGCACTTGCACTACAGAAAATATGACTTTGACGAGAAGGGGACGTTTGAGCTTTTTGCCGTCAGTCTGGGCGACTCTGATGGCAGAACCTACATTGGCCCACGCGAAGTTGAGGTTGATGTTCCCGAAGACTATGACCCACGTCCACAGCAAATTGCCGCGCTGGAAAAGCACAAGCAAAAAGTGATGGCCGACTTTCAAAAAACCATCACCGAAATCAACGCCCGCATCAGCAACCTGCAAGCATTGGAGTACACAGCATGACACAAAAAACCAATGAAGAGTTGCTTGATTTTTTTGCAATGGAGGCTATGAAGGCGCTTGTTTCTCGGGCCAGTGGGTTAATGAACGCATACAACTTGGCTGG